GCACTCGACTCAACCAGAACGCGGTTCGTCTCGGGGTGCTTCCGTACGCCGACCGCGCATACGCGATTTACATGGGTCAACCGAAGATGTCAAAGGCTAAAGCACTGGCACTGGCAAAAGACCCGAAGTACGCTCCCCCGTCTTCGAACGCCGCGGGCCCCAGCAAGAAGCCGACCAACGCCGCGGGCCCCAGCAAGAAGCCGACCAACGCCGCGGGCCCCAGCAAAAAACCGACCAACGCCGCGGGCCCCAGCAAAAAACCGACCAACGCCGCGGGCCCCAGCAAAAGGAAGCCTCAGCTCCTGAACACGCTTTTGGATCAAATTGCGACGGAAAAGATTGTCGCGCCCATCGGACCACCGAAGTGCACGCGTCCGAAACCTTCCATGACGGTCGCGTACAGGAAGATAAAGCCTCGTCGAGGTTGCAGGTCGTCGTACAAATCTCAACCCTGGATGTACATGAAATCACCCCCGACGCGATGGACCAAGAACACCATCACTTCACCAAGATCAGACCCGAAATTGGCTGAAAAGTATGGAAAGCGTTGGAAACGAATTTGGCAAACGCGCATGAAACGCCCCATCGCAAACAAACCGTCGCCCTCGTCTTCGTCTATGAACAACCTGGAAGCACAGTTGCTGATGAACCTGAATCTGAATAACAGCAAAAAGAACACGCAAAAGGCTTCTTTGAACAACCTACTCCAAAATTTGTACGTACCCACACGTAAAGCGACCACTCCGTGCAAACACACCTACATTCGCAACGTGGACCCCACCCTGAACATGAACCAGCTGATCAACTTGAGGACCAACCCACTTTACGGACAGGTAACACCGGAAAATACAAACAATGAACGAACTCGGTTGAAGAAAAAGATGGCTCGGTATCTGGTATTCAAGAATCTTTTGGTGAAGAAATAGTGAGTGTTACGTTAGGTACGGAATGTGTTAACCTGTGATTAAGATATGGGATCCTTCAACTCAAAGATGGAAATGAACAAAAACAGGATCAATTATTTACTCATTGTAATGATCATGATGTTGCGCATACGCCCCCACGCAGGTAAGGTACCACCAAGGTAACCTCAAGATAAATAATCTACTTTTAAATATATAGGTGAAAATGTCATCGAGATCCATGAAATCGAATATGAGAATGAACAAAAACAGGATCAATTATTTACTCATTGTAATGATCGTGATCTTGTTCGGTGTTAGCTTGTTCCTCCTCTGTTCCATGAACAAACGCAAAGAGGCTGCGTTCCTGTTTGATTGGTTAAAGTCTGATAAGGATCCCACGACGACTGTGAGCCCCACGACGACTGTGAGCCCCACGACGACTGTGAGCCCCACGACGACTGCGAGCCCGCCGATACCGATCGTGATCAAATTGAGAGAAGAACTAATTATAGGTCAACCTATTGTCTTGAACCGTGTGTATCTTTTTGACGGTAACGGCACTGAACTTGACTTCGAGGTGGTGGCAAATCTGAACTTAAAAACCTATAATCAGGAGGTTGTCATGCAGGGCGAAACACCGATGGCTAATCGAGTATACGGAAGTAACCCGCTTCATTACGATCATGATTCACCAGGATATAATCATGTGCCATATTCCTTTCACTCTTCAGCAGTGTGGACTATGGGTGTGGGACTGAATGGTGATGGAGATGATGACCTTCCAGCCGCACAAATTGGCGACACACTACTAACCTTGAACCCAGAGTCTCCTGTTACGTCGATGAGGTTGGAATTCGAGGAACCTAAATATGGTGGTGGCTTTACAATTGAGTATAACGGTAACAGCTATACAACAGAAAAGGACTATGGAGAATACTCTGCAATAGTGTTATTCAATTAGACTACTTTTTTTATAATACAGACGATTAGTTCTCGAACAACGTCTTCAAGGTCTTCGCGACAGTGGAATGAGACGGGCGTTTGGATGTGTCGAAATCGGTGCACCTCGCGATGAGGTCCCGCACGACGTCGTCGTCGATCATACTCAGGTCGTCTCGAATGTTGTTCACCTTGGCAAATACGGCCTGGAACGCCATGGCATGCTCATTGTAGGGCAACACACCACTCCACAGGTACTTGAGCATCATTCCGTATGAATATACGTCCGATTTGTCATTGTACATTTGAGAGAGAAGCACCTCGGGTGCAGTCCATCGTGTCGATCCAACTTCACCCGTGTGTGGTCTGGGTGAACCGGTCACCGAACCGGTTAGTTTTGAAATTCCAAAATCGCATATTTTTGCGTTTTTGGAATTTCCGATTAAAATGTTTTCAGGTTTGATGTCCCGATGGATGATTCCCATCGGCTTTCGATTGGAGAGGTAGTCCAATCCCACGCTCACGTCCAAAGCGATCTGAAGCTTTTCGTTTCTCGAATGGTCGGTATCCATGAACGTTCTCAGATTTCCGTTGGGTAGGTATTCGAACAACATGAATGTTTTGTTATTGCGGATGCAAGCTCCCAAAAATTGACAAATCGTAGGATGGAGACATTTGGAAAGGATGCATAACTCGTGCTCGGCGTTTCCTTGAATGACTTTCATGACAACCGTTTGATGTTTGCGCCACAAACACAAGTACACGACGCTTTTGGACGATCTTGCGATTTCAGATATGATACAGACGTCGTTGATATCAATCTCCCAGTCGACACGCGTCGTCTCCATTGACATCAATACAGCGATCCGTTTTAAGCGCCGATCCATGCCAAAGTCAGTACGAGGATTTGAAAAAGGTACATCCACTGTATGCACTGATCCTGACGAAAGTCGACGAGATCACCCACCAGCTTGAACAGATATCCCCGTTCCTTCTTTACGTGCCGTAGTTTGATCTCAATGTAGCTCAGGGTACACTTGCGGTAGTCAAAAATCCATTTACACATCAACATAAATGTCATCGCGGTGTACCACTCTGGGATGGCGGTCAGTGCAAACGCAGTACCCAAGCTCATATAGACAATCAAAAGGGTATGGATGTAGATTTCGGTCATTGTATACATCGAACGTATTAAAAAATTAATGCTACGCGACGGTACAATTTCTATGGCGCAGTGATATTTTATCAACCCTATACATTTGTTGTTCAATTTTTACAAGACCCACTCATTTTCACGTAGAGAATGTAAAAGATATTGCAGCAACATGCGTACAGATAATGCAGTTTAGACTTTCCGTTTCCTACGCATCGTCCCGCCAGCACGAACGCGTAAATTAGAATCAGTACATTGACGATTTGAAGCGCCACGCCGAATGCGGCGAACATCGAAAAGAGACTCCCGACTCCTGACGTGTCGAGAGAGAAATTTTCACGGTCTTTCCGCGAAAAAGCCTTATTGATCAGATATGCCGGTATAAGCATTTTCATACACAAACAAAATAAAACGACTTCTCTTAAGCTCCAATACCGATGCGAGGCGTCGCTCCAATGGACATCAACTCCTGGAAGAGCAGTTTGGTTGCAAAAGGTATCGAGATTTGTTTGACCTTCGGGGAGACACAAATCTTGCAGAAGAAACGGTTGTTTTTGATGTCTCCTGATACGATGAGCCCACAGGATGAACACACGTGTATGCGGTACGCGTCCGAATTGTAAAACAAACGGTCCTTCATGAACATTGCGGTGCCGTGAGAGATCATCGCATCTCGTTCCATTTCACCGGTACGAAGCCCCCCGTCTCGCGCGCGCCCCTCGACGGGTTGTCTCGTCAATAATTGGACGGGCCCCGTTCCCCTTGAATGGATTTTATCCTCAACCATATGCTTCAAGCGCTGGTAGTACGTGGGTCCGATGAAGATCGAATGGGGCATTTGCTTTCCGGTCATGCCGTTGATAAGCATGTCGCTACCGTGCCGTTGGAACCCCTGTTTGTGGAGGCTTTCGTATAGATCGTGGATCTCACTCTCGTCGTGTTCGAATGCGGTCGAGTCTCTAAACTGCCCATCTAGACTGGCCACCTTTCCGAAAATACATTCCAACAATTGCCCGATTGTCATTCGGGATGGGATCGCATGCGGGTTGATGATGATGTCCGGGCGAATACCGTCTTTGGACGAAAACGGCATGTCCTCCTCGTTGTAGATCATTCCGATAGTCCCCTTCTGACCGTGCCGTGCGCTGAATTTGTCACCGATTTGCGGAATCTTCACTTTGCGCACTCGTACCTTTAGCAAATTTGACCCGTTCTCATTGGTACTCGTCATGACACGATCGACCACACCGTCGTCGTTCGGCTTGACGATGGTACTACAGTCCCGTTTTTTGCCGTTCAAATCAGGGGACATTATTGTTTTACCAATGAGCACATCGTTCCCTTTGATGCACTGCCCACACTCAACGATCCCATCCTCCCCCAGGGTGTTGTAGTTTGCGAGCTTGATATCAATACATTCGTCTCGATGAGGAACCTCAATGGTCTCTTTCATACCACTACCGTGGATTTTAGTCTCTTCTTTGTAGGTGCGATAAACGATGCTTCGAAACATCCCTCGGTCGATGGAACCTTTGTTCATGATGATCGAATCTTCCTGGTTATAACCAGTGTACGAGGCGATGGCTACGATCGCGTTTTGCCCAGCCGGTAAATCTGACAACCCAACGATGTTTCCCGGTATGGTTGACACGAGTGGTTTCTGAGGATAGCACAGGACGTGCGACAAGGTGTCCATTCGCGTCCGATAATCGACAGTGGGAAGTCCGATGGCCTGTTTTCCCATTGCGCTTTGGTACGTATTCCTGGGCGATTGGTTGTGATCTGCAAATGGGATGGACATGGCGCTGGTTCCCAAAATTACGGAGGGGTGGATTTCACAGTGGGTGGGAAGGAACGGCAGTGAGGTGAGAGTCTTCACCGATTGGGATATCAATATGAACTCTTCCTCGTCACAGTCGATGTACTCGACGTACCCTTCGCGAACGAGTTTCGAAAATTTGAGTGGCTTGACGTGCTCGTCGTTGAGTTTCAAACATCCTGTTTCGGGGTTGACCACCAGCAAGGGTCGGCAAACCCGTCCCGCATCGGTGTGGATTCGAATCTCCTTTTTTGCATCGTCCAAACACACACCGACGTACGGAGACAGTTCGTCGTGCGTCTTTCGCCACTTGAGGGTATCGAAAATTTCCACATGACGTCGGGTTTGGTTGACCAAAACTCCGTTGATCAATATAAGATAGCAGTCGTTCGGTGACGGTAACGGTTCGTTTATTATCATCGCATTGATGATGTGCTTGATCGGTGTCGAGTCGGCATAGATGGTGATCGTGCTCAGTAGCGCCATATTCTTTACTAACCCGCAGGTCGCGCCCTCTGGCGTTTCGGCTGGACATACCTTTCCCCAGTGTGAATTGTGAAGATGTCTCGGACTCATCAATTTCCCGTCTCGTCCCACTGGTGAGTTTATTCGGCGCATGTGTGAGATAGAACTCATTATGGTCAGTCGATTGTATACTTGCGAAATTCCGCTCCTTGTTCCGACATTCCCACCCACCCCCCAGTTGCCTGTCGATAGAGAGTAACGCAGTCCGTTGGTCACAATCTTTGACTTGTAAAGGTTTTGAATGTTCAAAAGTTTGGAGCTTTGAATAAACTTTGTTGTATTGCTGACAAACTCTTTGTACGTCCTTCGCAAAAGCTGACGGAACAGACCCGTGTACAACTGACCCGCCGTTTCCACACGTTTGTTTTTAAAATGATCGCGATCATCCTCCTTTCGTCTCCCGAAATGACAGGCCAACAGCTGATGTATCATATGAATCAGCGAAGTTTGCTTCAGTTTCAATTCGGGCACCGCATATACGAAATCATTGCGCACCGTATCGACGGTGTCTTTTGTTCGGTTCACAATTTTGGATTCAAACGATTTAATTGCGTCCTCTTTGGTGATTGTCTCATAATGATTCAGAATTAACTCCATAAACACCCGGTCTTCGTTTTGGAAGTGATTCAGAATGGTTTGTTTGTTTTTGAAATCAAGGAGAACGAACAGGTATACCAACGAAACGTCGGTGCGCATGGAGGCGAGTTGAACGGTTATGGACTGTTGGTATTTTGCATTTGGTTGGGTTATGAACATATGCAAGGTATTGGATGACCGCTGATCGTTCTCCTTGATGCTTCTCAATTCGCCACTGTATGTGTACTTGCCTGAACTCTTTTTATCGAAAACGAAAAAAAGATTGTTTATCATTTTCTCTTGAGAAATCAAAACCTTCTCACTTCCATTAACGATGAAGTAGCCACCCTTGTCGTGTTGGTTGCACCGATAGTCGTTACAGAGTTTGCTACCAATCATAATGGGCAGTTTGCAAAGTACGACGTTTGAGAAACTTGTGATCTCACCTCGAGTGTGAATTGTGATGTCGACCATCACATTACTTGCATATGTGAGGTTTCTCAGCCGCGCTTCGTTCGGAGAGAGGTCGATACACGTCCCGTTTGTTTCGACGTGATTTGGATTATGCATGACGATGTTGTCCAGAGCGATGCGAGAATCGTCGTCAATGTTTACACATTCATACTCGCGTAGTATTACAGGTAATGAAATGTCTAAAAATTCGTTGAACGAGTCTATATGATGTTGTACGATTGTATTTTCTTTGAAGAATTCGTCGATTAGAGTAAATTCAAGATTCATTGTAATTATTCGAAATTATATGTTTAAGCCACTCTTCATACCTTATATGAAATCACGGGGGTGATCTCGGTTCTCTTAATAGACGGTTTCAAAAACCTCTGTGTGAGCATGAACACCAGTGAGCTGAGAACGGTGACCATGCAGGCATATATGATGTTGAATTCCGTGACACGGACAACAGGTACATATTTTTTAATCAACGAATTCGCAGTTTGGTGCCAAGCTAGAGCGGTGGTGAGCGCCATTGCGGCATTGATGCCAATGACACCGGTGTTGTAGCTTTCTTCCAACACAGATGCAGTCACGTCGTGCACTTTGTTTAAAACGTCCATTGTACAATATAATTAGAAAAAAATTTACAGTTGCGACAACTCCGTCAATCCCTTAGAGAGTTTGCCCGTTTCGTGGTTGACCGTCACCGGCACGCCGGAGCGCTCGCCCTTCATCAGCTTGGAAAATTTGGCAGCTCCCTCGGCTTGGTCGGTCTGTACAAACTGATGTGGGATATTGTTTGACTTTAACAGGTTTAACTGTTTGACGGTATATGGACACCCCATGTATCCGTACACCGTCAGTTGCGGCGACGTGGCATGCGCCGCTTCTGGTCGCATCGGTTTCAGAAGGACGATCAGCAACATCAGCGCAACTCCTATCAACACATACATAATAATACTTTCGTTCATATCGTTATTGTACATCCAGAAAAAAAAACGTGTTTATTTCGGTTTTTTTTTTTCCGGCATAGATAAATGTCCAGCTCACCCACTGTTCACGAGACGGAGAGCCTACACAATTCCAATGCCGATAGCGAGTACGAGGAGGACTTTGACATTCGTCATATATGCGATGAATTTTTCACTGACGCGAAAAAGAATAGAAACATAGCTGAGGTTCTGTTGGAAATCAAGCGAACGATCGATGTGCACAACAAACTGCTCGAAAATCTAATTCAAGTAGTGAAGGACAAGTAATTCACTCTCTAACGAATGTATCGCACTTGAGTTCCTCAAATCTATCTGTCTTTACGTTTTTCCTTTTATTTTCAACAACAATGAATGAGTAATTTCCACTTTGCTGTTCGTGAAAGATATGTTCGCATTTCAACACCCACATATCATCCGAATCTGGTTTCATGTGGTACATCATCGATTCGATATCCATGTGTTTCATTCGTGTCAATTACAAATATCATAGGTATTCGTGATCGTTAAAAAACGATATTAATGTTCCAACTGAAGATTAATATGGTTTATATCGTGTCTAGGTTGATTCTATTCATATTATGTGCTGTATTAAGCATTGCGATCTACACGCAACTTCCTAAAATCGAACAACATTTTGTCAACCAGTCGGTTCAGGTTACTCACGCCGGACAAACGATTCACCTCACATCCCATGAGCATCAAATTTATCAAAAGGTGATCAAAGAGACTCAAGACGTCCCAATCGTGGGCCATGGTCCGGTCGTCCAAGAGATTGAGTCGATTGTGAACATGTTTGACAAACGACCCGAACGTTCGAGCATCGTTCAACCACCGAATGGCATTTTACTTTTTGGCCCACCTGGAACCGGTAAAACCACGATTGCAAGATCCCTCGCCCGACGCATGAAGTGCGCGTTTCTTCATATCGAACCGGACTTCATTGAAGACAAATACTGTGGTGAAGGTTTGAAGAATCTTTCCGCCGTGTTTAGTTTGTCCAAAAAAATCAAACCATGCGTGATATTCTTTGACGAAATCGACGGATTCATGTCCACTCGGAGTTCGTCGGATCAAACACACACCAACACGATGAAAACGACGCTACTCACTTCGCTGGATTCGATCAACACCGAGTGGGATGTGATATTCGTTGCCGCCACGAATCGCAAAATCGCGTTGGACCCCGCGTTGCTCCGTCGACTCGACATACAACTGTACATGGGGGTACCCACCCTTCAAAACCAATCCGACTTTTTTTCCGTGTACGTCGACCTGTCCGCTGAGGAGCTCGGTGAGTTTTTGTCAGGGTGCCCCAATTGGACGCTGTGCGACTTGAAAAACTTCGCCAAATACTGTCTGCGTCATTACTTAATCGACAAGGAGCTTGTTGGCGACAAGATGCAAATCACGAGCGAAGAGCTCAACACAAAGTACCAACAATATATACAATTACAATACAGTAACGATGATTCACAGAGTCATGCGGTGTCAAGCCAATGAGATCGTGTCCATGTCGCAAATGGATCGGTGCTGGTTGCATACGATGGATCCATTCTGCACAGTGGTCTTTGTCGAAGATGGGTTTCGCATCGACCAAACCACGTCCGTTATAGTTATCGAATTCGACGCCACCATTCCGAACGAGCTCGTGACATTTCACACGGTTTTCGAAAACGGCCACGTGGCGAGCACAGACTTGAGACCTACGGATGATTATGTATATGCGTCTCTGGCTTTCTTTGACTCGAACCACAACACGTTTAACGTAAACTGGACGTCGACGGTGCCTCTCGACGGTGACGTTGAAAGCAATCGTATCGCGTATCGGTATGGGAGCTTTGGGTTGATGCATTACGAAGCGAACTTATTTTACGACTTGACCACCGAAGTGTCAGATACGCTGTTGAGCAACGAGTTCACAATCCTGTTGAGCACCTCGTTAGAAAATATTCAACAAATCAGTGTCACCGCATTCTCCGACGAACCGATCCTATTCGAGCCCTTTGATAACGGGGAAAACATGTTTAAGCTGGTCGCGATGCCGTCCGATAATGAAAGCTGGCGCTTTGACGAATTCATCAACGGCGTGTACGTGCGGACATCGACTCATCAGAGGCGCAACAAGGCCATCACAGTGCGATGCAAGCGCGATGACTACGATCAACATGCCATCGTGAAGAACGTGATGGTGTTTCCGGGAAGAATCACCGATCATACGTCATTGGATCGAATCGGGGAGCAAAACATATGTATCGGGTTCAAATCAGGTTATCATACCGATCACGGATCGGACAACATATTTTTGGGAAAGGATAGTGGCAGCGAGAACGTTCAAGGCGACAGTAACATCGCATTAGGATTACGTGCGTACAAAAACGCGCAGCGAGGCGTTGACAACGTTTGTATTGGAACCGACAGTGGTTCGATGAATGACACGGGCCACTGTAATATTTTTATTGGGGCTGAATCCGGAAAGGAGAACCAATCAGGGTCGTCGAATATTTTCATTGGAGAACGATCGGGTCGCAGCAACCAAGGTGGGAACAATATCATAATCGGAAATACGCATCAAAGTGGCGACAATAACATCGTGATCGGAAATCATGATGCCCTTTCGACGGGGAGTGACAAACTGCAAATTGGCAACCTGATTGTCGGCGATATGGCGCGGAACGAGACAGTGCTTTACGGTTCCCTACGTGTGACCGGTAGTCTGCTTTTTACCCAGTCTAACGTTCGGCTGCGCATTGTCACCAAACACACTGCTCCTGAACTTCGGGCGATGTTCGAGCTTGTCATTCTGAAGACGGCCATTGAGAGCATCGACATCATACAACTAATCAATGAAGATGAATCGTTTTCAGTCGATTTCAAACTGATCCAAAACGACATTCCGGTTGTTCGTTGGAAACTGGCACCTTCGCTTCAGAACGACGAACAACACGCGTATGCGCCTGTTCTGTCTATGTCGTCGACCCGACAGACGCTCGCGTTGATTGTCACAGATACATTGGTCGCGTTTGAGTAACAACAAATCACACCAGCAAATCCAAGAATGATTTTTTTGTCTGTTTTTTGCTTTCACGCAATGTGAAGCCATTGTACACGTTGAACATGCTCTGAATGTTCTCAAAGCCCAGGCTCTTTACAAATGGTTTGAGAAAGTGCGTTCTTTTGGCCACGATGTCGTCCAAAATAACAAACAGATGAAAAACCTCGTTCACCGATATGGGACGAATCCGATTGGAGACGAAGAAATCACTCATGTACTTTCGCTTTTGAAATTTTGCAGCCTGCTTCGTCCATATGATTCCGAACCGGGGTTTTTTCAAAACGGGGTTATGTAATTTCAAACAGAGGGTCGACAACAGACCGTATGTGTTGTGGTTTACTTCATCCGAATACGGGAAGAACTGTTTGTGATACACGTCCGCTTGCGACATGTTATCCAACATTTCGCATAATGACGAGTGTGACAGCTTCATGTCGAAGACATTTTCATGTGCGATGATCGGGATGGTGCCTGTCTCCAATTGGAAGTACTTGAGTCGATCATCGAGGGAGTCTGCTTGCAAACATTGCGTATAAGCATCGTACATACCGACATGATGGACCTTTGATACGCTTGATAATGTCTTGTAATGTTTTAACCCATTGACCACGTATCGGTAATTGCAATTGTTGGACACGACGAATTGCTTTAATGTCGTCGCGTCGTGCGGAAACCCTTCCGCCAAACATATGGATATGCATTTGGATAATAAGCTTGATATGGACGGTCGATTCATCCTGACGATGTCATATGCGTATTTGGATAACAACGCAGTCAATTTAGTCGTATAAAGTTCGTTAACTATGATCAACGTTTTCAACTCGTGCGTTTTAATGTCCGACAAGATCTGTTTTGGGGTTGTGTTCTCCACATTCATGAAAAAAGATTCCATGTCATCGATCACCAATATCTTCGCCGAATCCTTGATCGTCGTGAAAAACGATCGATGTGAGTTTGATACATGAGTTCGGTTGTAATGCGTCGCGAGGCCACTATCAAGCTCATTCAAAAGAAGTTCCACTAACCATGTTTTACCCGTCCCTCCGTCACCTGTCACCACCATCAAACGGTTTTCAGACGCCAGAAAAGATCGAATTCGCCGGACCTCGTCTTCGTTTTCAATCCAATCGCTTGCCGAGTTGGGTCTGTATTTTAAATCGAGCAAGCAATGAGTTGATACGGTATGGTTGGATTTAACCTCGACAAACCGGTCCATACCGGTATGGTTAGTGTTATTGTTAAAACAGAAGGTAATTAGTTTCATTAATAGCGGAATACATCGAAAGTGTATTTTCAATCGAGGGACGATAGACATACTCGTCGATGCGAAACGGATGATGGGGTATGGTGGTCAACTCGAAGGTGCCGAATACATTGGTATACGTCACGTTGAGTGTAACTGCAAATACATTTTCATCCTTCACATTCAAAACTTGTCGATAGTCGATCGATGATACTGGGTCAGTCGCATGCGAGACTATGAAATCTTCCGTAGCTGACCCGTTGTAACCGGATTTGTAACCGATGAAGACGTTGGAAGCGGATGATTTCGAGTTGTATCCACACTCCGAACCGATATAGACATTGTTGAAGCCCTTCTGATTGTTGAGACCGCTTTTGTTACCCACAAACACATTGTTGGTACAACTTTTTGTATTCTCTCCAGCCTGTGCGCCCAAAAATACGTTGTTGTTTCCTTGATTGTTGTTGCGTCCACTGTTTGTGCCGACGAAAACGTTGGCCGAGCCGTTGGAGTTGGTCATTCCAGAGTTGAAGCCTACGAACACATTCGTGCTTCCGTCCGTATTTTCTGAGCCACAGTTGAACCCGAAGAACGAGTTTTGATTTCCACGGAGATTGTTCTCGCCACATACCCCTCCGCAGAACACGTTTTGGTCGCCAAACTGATTTCGTTTACCCGCCGAATGTCCGATAAACACGTTGTCGTTGCCTTGCGTATTGTTCTCGCCGCATCCAGAACCCACGAACACGTTTTGCCTACCGAACGTGTTTGTTGCACCACACGCAGTCCCAATGAACGTGTTGAACGATCCGTCCGCATTGCGTTGGCCACAGTCCTTTCCAACGAACACATTGGAGCTGCCGTTTCGGTTGTTGCGCCCCGCCTCACTACCGATGAATACATTCAAATGTCCTGTGCTCGCGTATCCACACTGACTACCTATGTACACATTGTTTCCGCCCTCTCGATTTTTGAATCCGCTCTCGGTTCCCAAAAACACATTTCCTTTGGTAGTATTCGCATGGTACCCCGAGCGATATCCGATAAAAATATTGTCGTTTAGATTTTTGGCGTACCGACCCGCCTCGTATCCGATCAGCACAGCAAGGGTCGAGATGTTCGTGTTGGCAACCCCCGAGAGCTTTCCGATTCGAATTGAGTTATCTTGCACTCGAAGATTTCGAAGCTGCTCCAAATTCGACTGCGTTCCCTCGAGATCGATTTTAACCATTGATTCATATTCACATTTTTTTCACTTAAAGACGGTGTAGTCTAATTGAAAATGGATACAATGCAGTCATCCATGTTTACTATCGTGCGAGATACGCTCCGGTATATAGCCAACACCACGGAGTACGATTATGACGTGATGGAGGATCGCATGAAGGAATATCTGCACAATTGCGGAAAATGCTCCGCGACAACAAAATCCGGACAGATGTGTGCCTACAACGTCGTCGCTGGCTCGCTACACTGCAGAAGACATACAGCCAAAGAAAACTCCTCAAGAGCAACCTCCCAATGTGAAGCCTTGAATCAGAATGGCACTCGGTGCATTAAAGATGCGAAACGAAACCATACGTTATGTGGGGTTCATATCGGCATGCTCGAGCGAAGAGAACGGAACAAGGATGTTAGAGGCTGTGTATTTTATCAAGACGACGAGGAGAACGATTTTCAGTTTTGCAAACATCCCGCAATTTCTGGCCAATGGTGTTGTAGGTCACACGAACATCTGAACTCCTTGTACTCGCGAACTTACGGATGTGAGAGCATGCGCGAATACGAGACCGTTCCGACGATCAAACGGAACATCGTATTGGAGAAGATGTTGAAGAAGAGCGAGGATTGAGGGAGTATCCAGATGGACTCAGATAAATGTAGCATACGTTGGTCTTACGTTTGATCAAACACTCGAATTTATCATCTTGAATATATGACATCTATTTTGGTGCGAACCTCCGGTAAGGTTACCGTCAAAGGGGCAGGAGAAAGCGTGGTAAAGAAAACTTCAAACATGGCTGTTTCCAAACAACACATCGTACTCAATTCTATGAACACTCAATCTATCATTCAAAAGACCGGTTGATTTTTTTTGTGAGCTAATTAGAAATGTTTTTTGATACACCCTTGGAAAAAATCTTGTTTATTATCGTTGCTTCTTCGGCTGTATATTTATCATTTGATAGACTGTATGTAGAATCCGGAGCCGAGAGTAGAACAGACTTCGATGGATGGAAAGATTATATTACCAACCTCGTGGAAGGAAACGATACTCTACTTAAGGCCATCTTAGGAATCTTCGTGTTCTCTCTGATAATTGGTCTTGTGACATTGAAAACGTTGGTAAAACCCAAAAAAAATAACAACTACTAAAAAAATGTCGTCGTACAATACCGACGATGAGTACGTATCAATCGCTATGTCTTGGGTTGATTCAGCTCTTAAAAGAAGAACAGAAAACCAATAGAACCAACATCGTGGCGTTTGTGAAGAAAGCGACGAAATTACTGAAACACGATACGAGCACCAACGACGAAAACAAGGTACAACTTCTTGTGGATGCGTTGAAACAGGTTGCGAAAGGCAACGACGGTATTTTCGGAACCGACGACGACCTGATATCACGCGAGATCATAATGGAGATTCAACAGATGAGTAAAACAAATCTCCTCACTGATCTCGTTACCATTTTTGTGAAACGGAAAAAATCCTTTGCATCTAGCTTGATGTTTTTCTTCAAATGTTATCACGCGTTCACTTAAAGAAGATCACAATAAAGGTTTTAAGAATGATCGTCAAGCTCGGAGATATCGTTCAGATCCTCGGTGTTCCGGAGGGTTCCGGTGACGGGGTCAATGAGGTCGAACCAGAGTATTGGTATGGAGAAGTCGTTGGAAAATTCGAAAACGCGTTCGAAGTGTATTATATCAAGAACTCAGGAGATTTTTGGGAGTTTGAGGAGGACTATCACATTGCTGAAAAAGAGTGTATCAATAATGTGATCAGAACAAAGCATGGAGACTACACGAAAGCGTGGGCGGGATTCGGATTTATTTATCGCCAAGGACCACCTATTTCGTTGCTTGAAGATCCGAATTTTATTTCAGAATGTTCAACCAGTGACGCGGAATCACTCGACACATGCGACTCATGGTCTTCGTCTGATGACGGATCCGATGTATCTGAGTTGATCGACGACTCCGCTGTGAAGATCGACAACGGGACATGCTGTGCTTCACCCTCACGTGGGGAAGGTGCGATTTTATCACCACGCACCTTAGAATAATAAAATAATACGAATTGATAAATGCGACCGACGGACATTCGTCTGACATTGGTAAACACGACCCTGAACGCTTACCCTGGAAAACGTCCGAAAAAACCAGAAAGAAAATACAATGTGAAGCAATTGTTTCAGACGTTTCGCAACCAGACGTTTCCCATCAATGTTCGAGCCGAGAACGCGAGTAAGATCAAGGGAGTTCGTATCGACAGCGTTAGCGTGTGTCGACCTGGGTCGAGAGGCTGTGTAGTTCGTCAAAGGTACGGAACCCAGTTGGAGAACCGACAGGTGTCGCGTTTGAATGCCAAAGGCCTTACTGAGAACCCAAAGTTTAGATCCATGGAAAACGAGAAGAAGTTTGGATTTCTAAAATTTGTCGGTAAACTTCAATACAGTGATGGGACGGAAAGTGTAATCAATATCCCCGTCGACGCGTCGGGTGTCATTGGACTGCGTCTAGGGATATCGGCAATGTCCGTTAACACAAATTCCGATCAGTCCCTTGTCGAGTTGCTGACAGAAATAGAAGCGTTGGTGTTTAAACTGACGTCCATCAAACGTGAGCGACCTTTCCGAATTGAAATGATTAACGCCTACTTCAATTTATATACCGACCAGAAAGACCACGCTCGCCCCAAGCTTGTGAAATTTTCCCCCTTTTTGAAAGCATTCCACGATGATCTAAAGGAACAGTACGCTGAACCGACGAAACCTTGGATCAACCACCAGGGCGGTCCACTGGTGATCAAGTCGACCTTCAAAACCAAAACGGATCTACCGACGATGACGGTTTCCCCGTACGGTCGGGTTGAGCTGTTGGGCGCAAAATCGGTCAGCCTATTGAAACGAGCATACGATCTAGCGAATGTGTCGTTTTCCAAGATAAATAACGATACAAAACAGACAAAATTGTCAAACCCAACAGCAACGACCAAGGCGCCGAAGCGGGTGCCCATTAAACTACCGTCCTCTGTCAAAGTCAAGATGACCCCGTTACACATACTTGTCGATGGTAAGAAGTGTATCAGTGTTCCGAAACCCATTTTGATTGCCCTTGTGACGCAATATGGAATAGCCCCCAAAGGAACCAAATTGTCTTTATGTACGCGATTGAAGGGCGCCATGAACAGTCAAGGAATGCCTTCGTCCAACGAACGCGTCGTTGTTCTGACCCCCAGTCCGAGAGCCAGCCCGAGCGCAAGTCAGAGAGCCAGTCCGAGCGCAAGTCAGGGAGCCAGTCCGAGACCCAGTCCGAGACCCAGTCCGAGACCCAGTCCGAGACCCAGTCCGAGACCCAGTCCGAGACCCAGTCCGAGACCCAGTCCGAGACCCAGTCCG